CTGAGCGAGCTTTGTCGGATATTTGGGGTTGAGTGCATCGAGGTTCACGATGTTACTCCTGCCGAAGAGGCGGATCCTTCTACCACTGCTGCATTTAAGGAGTAAATCCCAAATGGCTGCAATTGCAAACCTTACCATCCAGAACTACGCTGCGGGCAATGTAACTTATTACGTCCAAAGCGAGCAGGATGGCACGGGCCATTGGGCTGATACGGCGCAAGGGACATCGGCGGGTTTCCGCCCTGTCAAACTTACGTTGGAACGGCCTAAGGACTCGTCCAAAGGTGTGTACCGCATGCGCGTTTCTTGCGCACGCCCGTCGGTTAATGGTACGACGGGGCTAGTTGACTACACTGGTCGGTTTAACGGTGAATTTATCGTTCCCGTTTTGGCGTCGCTTGCCGAACGTCAGGAACTGTATGCGGTCGCCAAGAATTTCATGGCGAACGCTGTAGTTTCTGCGGCGGTAGTTACGCTGGAAGGGGTTTGGTAAATCCTAATGGAGCCGAACGTTGGAAGTGAAAACTTTCACCCCCTTAAAACGGGGCGACTCAACTGGAAAGTTGTGTTGTCGCTTGGTCTCATTCGTCTCTATCACCTCTGGCGTGAAGCCAGGTTGAAAAAGGACCGTTATGCAAAAGCGTCTGACGATGCGAAATCGCCGACGCAACCTAGAACGTCTCGCAAGAGACGTTCCGCGAGGGCTTAAGTCGAAAGACGATGTCCTCGAGGTTGCCCGACTAATGTGGGAACAAATCGACACTCCCCTGAGTTTGGGACTTTGGCTACTTGTAAAAAATGAACAAGTGGTCGATGCTCTTAGGGTTGATTTTGACCCTTCGAGGTATCTTGAATCTCAGTGGAAGCTGGCTAGAGATGACTATCAAGCCATCTCTTTCCTTCGTAAATTTCCTTTTGTATTAGAGGGAATCGATCGGATCTCAGCTGCCAAGGAGAAGTTCTTGGAGGCTGAGGAGCTGTGTCGCCTGACGAACCGTCGGTTTCTGAGCACCTCCCATCGGGGGATAAACCCTCGCGTTGAGCCGATAATAATGTTGGCTCGCCGTAAAATTGGTGGGTGGTTAGGAAACTTAAATGGTAAGTCTTGGGCCCTTCGGTGCCGTTTTGGCCCGGGCGTGGACGCTAGGAACAAAGGCGCACGCGTTTCGGCCTACTACAAGCTCTCTTGTCCTTCGGTTACACCCGAGTTCCAAGAGGGAGCGCTGGCATTGATACGAAGTCACCCAGCGTGGGAACGAATCTTATTAGGATTTCCATCGGAGGCATCTAGTCGTGAAGACTATTTGCAAATCGATGGCACTACCACAATACAAGAGATCCGTAAAAGGGTCTCCCAGAAGGTGGAAGTGGTTCCCGGCAACCGAGTTACTTTCGTACCTAAGACTGCTTTGATCGACCGCTGTATAGCGATCGAACCAGGGATGAACATCTTTGCCCAGTTGGGCTTGGGTGCTCTTCTCCGGTCTCGCCTGAAATCTCGGGCGGGTCTGGACCTAAATACGCAAGTGCCTAATCAGCTTCTTGCGCAATTGGGTAGCAGCTTTGGGGAAATCGCCACCATCGACCTTAGTAGCGCCAGTGATACGGTGTCTACTGAGCTCGTTCGTGAATTGCTCCCAGAACAATGGTTTAAAGCCATGGACTGGTGCAGATCACGTAGAGGGGTTCTTCAGCAGGGTTCTCAAGACATCGAGATTACCTACGAAAAGTTCTCTTCTATGGGCAATGGATTCACATTTGAGCTTGAGAGTATGATATTCTATGCTCTCGCGCTCTCTTGTGCGGAACATCTGAAATTAAACACTTCAGACATTCTGAATGTCCGTGCCTATGGTGACGACATTACCGTTCCAGTTGGGTGTGTAAACCTGCTGGAGGAAGTTCTTAGCTTTTGCGGCTTCATCGTGAACCCCCGAAAGAGTTTTTCTACGGGTGTTTTTCGAGAGAGCTGCGGAGCTGACTTCTTCGACGGTAAGAATGTCCGTCCCTACTTCTTAAAGGAATTTTGTGGAACTGCTCAGAGTCTTTTCCGTTTGGCTAACGGTATCCGGCGGGCTGCTTATCGCCGCAACCTTGGTTTTGGTTGCGATCGTAAGCTTAGGCCTGTTTGGGTACACGTGGTTGATCGGATTCCAAACTCTCTTCGGGACCTTCGGGTCCCCTACCGGTCCATAGGTGGTATACCTTGGGCTGATATAGAGAGCGGAGATGGGGGCCTCGCCGTTAATCACGATGAGGCTCTTTCCTCCCCATATGTTCGGTTTAATACCGATTATATGGCAGGTTGGCTCTATGCAGAACTACAAGCTTGCCCCGTTGTGAAACGGGTCAGTGCAGAGTATTGGGATGAATTTTATCTCTACTCTCTGTACGCAAGCAGGGATGGGACGTCCTCTGATTCTACTACTTACGACCTTGTAGTTGGTCGTGGTGAGTCAAGACGTCGACTCAATTCCGGCGCTTTTGCGCCGGATTGGTTAACCATGGGCCAATGGCTCTAGGTTCACCTTTTCCCCCAAG